AAAAGGTTTTGGCCTGGCAAGGGAATAGTCGAGATCTGTAATAGGCAAGCGTGACCAGTTGTTTTGCTCGCGACAAATGTGATTTCCACAGATGCTTTACCAACTGCCCACGTCTGTAGCTTCTCCATAATGTTCGGATCAGAGAAAACGGCTTCAAACGGATCAAAGCGTTGGATTAGTTCGGCGTCAAGTGCAAGCTTGAATGTTCCTACCTTTACAGGACGCTCAAAGAACTGTGCGAACTGCGCATCTGCATCAGAAACGATCATTGGTAACATAGTAGGCGGGGGTTGTGGTGCTTGTGCCTCAGTCTCGGTCTTGAACTCAGTTAGTCCTTCAGAAATGTCGGCCTCGCTACGCAAGACTTCACACCAAAATTTTGGATACGGATGTTCAATAGGTGAGTTAGGAGGACGATTTTGCGCACGGTAATTGGGACCTTCCAGGAATTGAGAAACTTTCTCATCATAAGTGAGATCAACGAATGCGCCCCCAAGTGGAAGTGATATTTCCCGCGCGTATGCGCGAACAGCACAAATTGCCCAATCATGCGCCTCTCTTCCATAGAAGAAACACTCCCTTACGATAGCTCGGAGCGTGTCAAGATGCTGTTCCTCAAAACTAGCTTCTTTCGAGCGCTCAAACCACTCAAGGGGCTTGAATATCGAGATTGGATCTAGGAGACCAATAGTGCATTTTAGATCATCACTGTACCAGAACTTCGACTTCAAGTATGCTTCTTCATACACATTTGCAAAGGGTTGTAATTTGGAGTCTTTTTGTGGTGGAGTAGCAACGAGCCCCCACTCATCACAGTCTTGAGCGTACACGATTGTGTTCCACACGTCTAAATCCACACTTTCCTCGAGCGCGGAAATAACATCATCTCCTAGATCACGTACATGGACGTGCTCCCTGAAGTCAAGGTCATTGCCAAGGTGCTTGAAAAAACTAGCCCTCATCAGCAAGGCTCCAGCAATCCCATTGGTATGTGCCGTCAGGTTGGTGCCTGAAGGTTGTATCGTCTCACCTTGTGCGACGTAGCCACCAAAGTTAAGGATGGGAAAAAGGAACTCGTTCGCCACATAGCGGACACACTCTTGCTCTTGCTTTGAATAACCAAGATGTTCACAAATCTTCACAAACACAGACACAACCGCAGCACGCACCGAAAGGTGCTGTGAATGGTCGTATGTCGAAAAGTCGGTTGCCATACACCTATCGGGGTTGTCAAGCAATTTTTGCATGTGCTCTTGCCAACGGGAAGAAAGCCTATCCAGGCCGATGGAAGTCTCGAACTTTTCTGGGTGTTGATTGATGACAAACATTGCTGGGCCCAACCATTTTTGGACCAAAATGTAGCGCACAACGCTGTCAGCAAAGAACACTCGAGCCTTGTCGCATTTCTCTAGCAATCGAGATTCACTTTTTAGTGTAGCATTGAACGGAATACCAGATTGGCCACCTGCCAATATCTGAGTTTCAGTGTCAAGAATCATCTGTTGCACTTCTGGTAGGAATTCATGCCGTTCGATCGCATCATTGTATGTCATGACACGTTTCTTTGTCACACCGAACGGATAGCCTGCGCTCTTGTCAACTTTTATCGAGTGACAGTAGGGATGTTCGTCAATACCAGTGATGATCTCGTCATACGTTAGCGGTCTATTTGTGCACCATGGTTGCTGTTTTGTCTTAGCTACAGCAT